GCTCGGACGGCAGGGTCAGCACCTGGGCCATGGCGGCACCGGCCTCGGGGCTGTCCTCGGCCATGGCGTCGATCAGCAGCTGCTTGGCCTCGGCCACGATGGCGTCAAAGGACAGGGCCTCGACGACTTTCGGAAAGGGCAGCTTGGACAGGTTGACGGCGGTCGAGCCGCTGGCCTGGCCGGCGAGGACGGACACAGTCGGGAACCTCTACGTCACGAGCGGGGGCCCCGTTGTCACCGCCCGAGCGTCTCGCTGGCGACCGGGGGCTGTTGTGCCGTGCGGTGCTGACAAATGTAGGAGGCCCTATCGCTCGCGACGCGGTCGCTCGCCGCGCGGGAGCTAGCGCCCTGCTCTACGCCCCCAGCCGAGGGCGTCGCCGGCATGATCGATGAAGGCGTTGAGCAGCATCGCCTCGTCGGACGGTGCGAAGCCGATCAGCTCGCGCTGCGGATAGTCGATCTCGGGGCCGTCCGGGGCGACCTGATCGCGCTCGCCATAGTGGTGGACCCGGGCGAAGCGGGACGCGCGCGAGGTGAACTCGACCCAGGCGGACTCGCTGTCCGCGCCGGCCTTGAGCCAGCGGCTGGAGCGCAGGCCCCGGAACATGGGCTCGGACCTGCGGCGCACCTTGCCCCGCACCCCTCGGGCGCCAGAGGCCTCTATGGAGGTTTCGGCCTGCCCCTCGGGCGGGAGCCAGCGGATCACGCGGGACTTCTTGAAGGTGCGCAGGCCATCGGCCTCACGGTCAAAGCCGACCATCGTCTGGCCTTGCTGGCGCCAGCTGCGCATATCGACCAGACGCGGCGGGCCGGACCCGCCTGACGGGTAGAGGAATCGGACAGGCCGGGTGGCGGGCTTGGCGGTGCGTCGCGGCTTGCGCTTGGGCCAGCTGGATCCATCGGGCGCGCGCTGGGCCGCCATGCGGCGCTGCTGAACGCGACGAATGTCGCCGGACATCCGCCTGAGCAGCCGGGTGCGCGTCGGCGCCTCAAGCGCGGCGAGGCAGGCGGCGGCGATCTCGTGCAGCTGGGCCAGGTCCTCGGCCATCAGGTGACCTCGGGATGCTCTTCGCAGCGGGCGATCACAGCATCGTCCAGATAGACGATATGCAGCGGCGGACCGTCTTCCAGGGCGAGCGGCTCGGGCGGTTCGAGATAGACCAGGTCATGGCCGCCGCCCGGGCGCGGTTCGAACCGGTAGGCCTCAGTCAGCCTGAGGTCGATGTGAATGTCGTACTTGTCCTCGTCGAGCAGCTCGAACGTCAGATCCATGCCGCGGGCCGTGGCCTCCGGGCTGGAGATCAGGTCATGTTGCCAGCGCTGGATCCAGAGCAGGAGCGGAACCGAGACCTCGGCCGGGTCGCCAGCGAAGTCCAGCATGGCGATCTCGAGCGTGTAGCGGTACTCGAACGCCTGGCCCGGCCGGGCCGAGGCGAACAGGCCCAGCTTGGTCGCCGCCATCTGCAGGCGGTAGGGATCCGTCTTGAGGCCATGGCGAGGGTCGAGGGCCGCGGTCAGGGCGGCGCGAATGGCGTGCGGCTTCTTCACGGCTCGACCCCGAGCGCGCGCAGCCACTCATCCTCGTCGGCATGTTCGCCGGCGTGGACGTCGACGGCAGTCTGCCGGGCGATGTCGCAGTGGACGAGGGCGACGGCCTGATCGACCAGCAGCTGCTCGAGGGTGTCAGCGGACAGCTTGCTCGGCAGCTCGAGCAGGCGGCACGGCTGGATCGCGCTTTCCGGCATCTCGCGCCGGGGCGGCGTCACCGTGACCGGCACAGACGGACGGGCGAAGGTCGCACAGCCGCTGCCAGGAATCGCGCAAAGCAGTACCATCGTCAGGAAGAGGGATCGTTTCATCGGCCTGGGCCTCACGTTGAAGGGCAAAGTCATGCGCGATCGCGTCGGCGGCCGCGCGATCGGTGGCGCCGCGTTCGATCAGGCGGGTGGTGTCGCGGGCTCCGGAGGCCTCGGCCGAGCGGGCCGCGCCGTCGGCGGTGGCGACCGCCGCCTTGCCTTCGGCCACCTCGGCCCGGTGCTCGGTCGAGTTGAACGGATCCCAGCGGAAGCCTAGACCGCCAAGGATCTGGACGCCGACCACGGCAAAGGCGATCACGGCGACCGCGATCAGGATCCAGTGGACCGGCGTGAACCCGGAGATGTCGCGCAGCTTCACGACGGGGCCAGCCCGATCAGGAGGCCGATCACCAGGCCGATCGCCAGAAGTATCCATGCGATGATGATGACGTGAGCGCCTTCGCCATAGGTGCCGATCGGCATCCAGCGATAGATCAGGGCGCCGACGATGACACTGATGATGAAGGCCCAGGCGAACCCGAACCAGACCGTTGCGGCACCACTGATCGCCACCAGGAGAAGGGCGCAGCAAATCAGCAAGGCCAGACCCAGCCAATCCCGCATGAAATCCGGCATCAGCGTGCTCCCTTGCGTTCGGTCCACCAGCTGGCGACGTCGAAGGTCGGGCAGGCCTTGACCCATTCGCCCGGCTCGACCTTGCCGTTGCCGTTGCGGTCAGGGGACAGGTCGCGGTGACCGCAGATGCGGGCTGCAGGATGGCGCGCCGCCAGTGTGTCGAGCAGCTGCTCGAGCGCGGCATACTGTTCGGCGGTGAAGTTGGTCTCGGCCGTCATGTCGGGCTTGACGCCGCCGACCAGGCAGATGCCCAGGCTGTTGGCGTTGTGGCCGGCCACGTGCGCACCCATGACGGTGTCGGCACGTCCCTTTTCGAGCGTGCCGTCGCGACGGATGACATAGTGATAGCCGATGTCGCGCCAGCCCCTGGCCTTGTGCATCGCGCGGATCTCGGTGACGCCGATGTCCCGGTTGGCGGGCGTGGCTGAGCAGTGAACGACCAGCAGGCTGATACGATTCATGATTCCGGTTCCTCTGGTTTGTCGAAGTCGACGTCGATCTCGACGCCACCGGCCTTGACGCCGACGCGGCCCGCGCGGCCGAAGGCCAGGGTGATCATGACCAGGGCGACGATTAAGGTGCTGGACAGGCCCATCCAGGTGGCACCCTGAATGCGGGCGAGCCAGACGGCCTCGCCGTCGGGGAAGCGCCCGTGCTGGAGCCACCACTGGACATGCGCGGCCAGCGCCGTGGCCACCACTCCGCCGCCGAGCATCAGGGCGAAGCGGATCATGGGCAGGGCCTTCAGCAGGCCGAACAGCTGACCAGGCTTGAGGCGGATCATGATGCGTCCCTCTCGAGGCGGTCGCGGATCCACGCCACGTCGCGCTGCACGGCGACCAGATCCCCATTGGCCAAGGGCTGGGTCCGGTCCTCGAGCGTCTTGAGGCGCTGCTCGCCCTGCGCACCGAAGAAAACCCAGCCGGCAACCGTGATCGAGGCGGCCCAGAGGAAGGCGACCTTCGACCAGTTGATCGGGGGATTGATCGGAAGGGTGTGATGGGTGGTCATGTCAGTCCCACAGGTTGATTGTGGGCGGGGTTGCCGGGGTGGTGGCGACCGCAGGGATGACGACGCGCTGGCCGGCCGTAAGGAAAGGCCCTTGGTCCGCGAGGTTGGGGTTGGCTGTCATCACCTGCTCGACAGCGGGCGATCCCTTGCCCAGGGTGCGATAGACCAGGGCGTCCACGGTCTCGCCGGCCTCGGCCTCGACGCGGATTGCGGAGGTGAGCCGGGCCATCAGAGCGCCTCGGCGATGACGCGGGTGCGGCCGAGGAAGTCCCGGACGGCCCAGGTGACGTTTCGCGTGTGGATGCAGATGTCGGCCGACAGCTCTTCGGCGCGATCGGCGCCGGCCGAGGTCAGGCGCGAGCCGATCTGACGCTCGGCCAGATCCGCGCCGACGACGGAATAGACGGCGCGATTGAAGCGCAGCACATAGTCGCTGGCGCCATCGACCTGCATGCGCGCCGGCACGTCCTGCAGACTGGCGTGACCCAGCTCGACCTGTTCCGCGCGCCAGTCGGCCAGCGCGGTCGCGATGTCCAGCATGGCCTGAGACACTGCATCCCGCAGGCGACCGGCAGTGACATTGGTGTCGATCCGGATGGCCTCGCGTACGGCGGTGATGTTCATATTGGGCCACCACCCGTCGAACACGACCGTATCCGCCTCCGGGGGCTCGACCGGGGGCGTGCCGTCAGTGTTTGGAGGATTGAAGACGATTCCGGACATGGCGTCCCAGAGGCGGAAAGATGAACCGGTCTACGGCGGTGGGGGACCGGCGCGACGATCGGCGGATTGGGACGCCGTCGTCTGCCGGTCCCGCCGCCGAGCGCCGGGGGGCGAAGGTGTCAGGTCCCTTCCCCGTCCTTTTCGGACGCGGACTGGGTCTCGGGTGAATTCTCGGGCAGCGCGCCGGCCTTCTTGAGGGCGCTTTGCAGCTGGCTGATCGGCTTCTTGACGCCGACCTTTTCATCCAGCTGCAGGGCGCGCTGATAGCAGCGCAGCGCCTGGCCCTGACGCGCCGTCAGGTCGTCGGCGTCGTCTTCCTTTGCGCCAGCGAGGATCGCCATGCCGAGCGCGCGGTGCAGCTTGGCCGTGATCTCGTCATGGATGTCGGCATCCACCAGATCGATCAGATCCTCGATGGCCGGCAAGACCGCGGCCGGGAAGGCACGTGCTGCGTCCTCGCCCGCCTCATAAGCGCGGATGGCGGCCTCGGAGACCTGCTCGACCACAAAGGCCGGGGTCTCGCGCTTGAAGCGGTCGGGCATGGCGAGATCGTTCAGCAACGCATGCTCGATCATGGGCATGGCACCCTCGAAGTCGCCGGTGTCGATGCGCCAGGCCATCAGGGTGGTGAAGACCTGGTCGAGCGGGCCCGCCGCGACCTTGCCCGCCTTGATCACGCCGTCGATCCAGCCGCCATAGGTGGGCAGAAGCTCGGCCTTGAGCTCGATCTTGCGCTCGATGGACTGGATATCCTTGAGGCGGCGCGAGTCCTCCTGCAGCTGCAGCATGATCTTCGCGGCCGCACTTTCCAGCTCGCGCTGGTTGGCGCCGTTGTCATTGTCGCCCATGGCCTGCAGATCGACGCCGCTGGCTGCCAGAACGCGACCGGCGCTGGCCGCGATCAGGAAGTGCTTGCGACGGGCCGCGGGGGACGGCTGGCGACGCCCCGCGCGGGGCAGCGGCTGGTCCATGTCGGCCAAGACAGCCGGGGAAGGCCTGGCCTTCTTGCGGCCACGCGCCTTTTCGGCGGCCTGATTGGCAGCCTCGGCCTCGGCCGCTATCCGGGCTTCGGCCTTTTCTCGGGCAAGGGTGGCGATGGACTTCACGGATCAGGCTCCTGGAGCGGTTGGGGACTCGGCAACGATGGCCGGCCGAGGGCTTAGCCCGCGGGCTCAGGCGTCAGGCCGAACTGGATGTTTTCGATCAGCAGGGCGTAGTCGTAATCCTCGACCACATAGGCCTCATTGACCGACTCATAGGTCTCGATCCGGTCGCGCTTGGCGTTGTCCACGATGGTCCGGCGACGGGTGTTTTCCTGCTCAT